AGTCTTACCACCGTAATAGAGTTTAAGGGTGCCGACATCGGCACTCTTTTTCATCATCGCCTTACTCATTTCTTTCGATAGAACTTTACCTGATAGTTTATGCACGATATGGTAATTATGACCAATACCAGACTCTAGAAGTTTTTTCATCTTAGATTTAGAATAGGTCGCCCTTTCAATCCCACTGTATGAAGGTAAATCATTTTTACCACCCTTGAATACAGCACAAAACTTCTGATGGTCAATCCCAAATAAGTCAAGTAATCGTTTCCCATTTCGATTAGTGATACGCCCATTCTCTATCTCTTGTGGTGTCAATATGGTTCGAATCCCTACATTAAAGAATGTCGTAGTAGGTCCCATTTTCAATGAAAGATAAACTGGACCATTGTCTGTATGTAATGTCACATCGGTCACTGATTCACCTACATCTGTCCCTGTTCCCTTTGTATTTGTCAGAACGATATTAGAACCAGTAAAGTCAATAGGTCGAGGTGTATTTGCACCACCCACTACATCGACTTTAAGAGAACTAGACTCACGCAGATTATACACCTGGTTTATATGTTCTATCGCTTTTAGATTAGACTGTGAACGCACTTTATCACCTGACCACCATTTAAGTATATCATCAGCGAATTCAGGTTCGAATAGATTACCTCTATTGTTTGCACCTCTATTACCACTACTTCCATTACCGAACTTTAACTTTAATATATTAATATTTGCAAGTTTATTAATCTTTGCAATACTGGTCTCACTCTCTATATAACGAGATACATTCGCCTTTTTCTTTTGACCTAAGTCTATATTGATTGGTGTTTCGACCTGAGGATACGCCTGTCTAAGGCGCTCATGTAGCATAACTATTTCCGCAACATTCTCAGAGGGAAACTTCTTATGTAATTTATCGACTATCTCTTTCGTAGTCTTAGGGAAGAAATCGTATGCCATACATCTATTTATAATAAAAGGATAGGATAACACGAGTCCGTAGATACTACAAGCGCTATCCGAAGACACCTAACGCACCTCCGTAGACACTTAAAGCGCTATCCAACATAGATGTCAAGTGACTTGACAAAGACTTATAGAGATGGTTTCCGATGGTTCTTCGTGTCTTCTATATCATCATATCGACCAGAGAAATACATACGAGTATAATAGACTCTTATATACGATACGATGGTCATTGCAATTACATTAGTGATAGATAATACCCACCAATCCTGTATCAGAAGAATCTCACGCATAAACCACATGAGAAACACCATGAGAGGTGCTTGTGTGACTAAACCACTCCCTACACTAAACGCAGTTTCTTTATGCGCTAATGCCTGTTTCCTAGAGGGTTTGAATATTTTATTGAGTAGTGCAAATAGGTTCATAATATATTAGTGTGCAGAAGTGTGTTAAAGTGTGTAATATATTCGTATTTATGTGTATAGGAGAATAGCGGAATATTTCTGAATACCTTGATGTGGTCGAGAGAAGCAGGACTATGTATAAATCGAGAGAGTTTGTCAAGGGGCACGAGAGGGGTTGACAATGACCCCCACTTTTTGTTACCATTATATCGTGGGAGAAGAACATGAAATTGATGATGAGAATACTGATAGGAGTTATGGTGCTTGACGAGTTCCTTCTCCTCTTATATCTACTGTATATAAGTGGTTGATAGGGGTTGACAATGGGTCACATATTTTGATATCCTATCCATAGTGAGAAAAGGAGTATATAAATGATAAACGGTCTTAGAGGGGTTCACATCGCTACTAATATACCAGTAGACATACCTCTTAATAGTAAAGAGATGCAACTTGCAATGGATAAAGGTCCATTACAGAACGATTCATGGGAACTGATGAACGCCAGTGTGTTATCACGAGGGGAGATGAATATCATAGGTGATATAGATATCGACTCTATTGTTATCGGAGGTGTTGCGAAGGTTTTCCACTAGACATAGACTGCATCCATGTAGTATAATGGAATGTATTGTAGGGTTCACCGTAGAGTTACCTGTAATATATCATGCATATGTGAAAGTCTACGGAGTTGATTACTGAACATCCATGGGGGAAATGAGAAAGTCCCCCACATCCACTGCACATAGGGTGTAGGGGTATCATACAGCGTCTTAGAATGACTCTGAGTGTGCGTGGCAAACAGTCCATGTGAAATCCTCGGCGTTGGTCCACTGATGTTAAGGCATCGGGATGTCCTAAGACTCTCATTTAAAAATTTTTTTTGGGTAAAATGACAGAAGGAAACCAAAATATGAAGAATATGACTTATATTGACTATAAGTTTACTACGATTGATGGTGAGGAATACGAGGAAATCGCATTTGACGAAGAGTTAGATGCAGAATCCTTCATGAAAACTCACGGAATCGAAGAAGGAACGCTGTTTTCCATGCATAATGTCGATGGACAACTCGTTCTTACACTGGTTTATGAAGATGAACCAGACGAAGGTGATGAGGAACAGTTAGAATTTGACTTTGACTCATCGGATAATGTAATCAAATTGCAAGGAGTCGCATGAAAAAATTTTTTTTGGGTATAATTGCACTGTTCCAGCAACGGAAAGCGTTTAGTTTGTTCCGTAAAGACAAGGTTACTTACACTGATGGTGATAATACATGAGTGAAAGTAGGTGGAGAATAGTCACTGGCGACAAGGAAACACGCAGGAGAATACGAGAAGAGGTTGCATGGTATACTAAGTGGGGTTCAAGCATTATTGTCGTTCTGGCGATGGCTATGCGTGCCACAGGAGAACCTGCATATCAAATCTATGACCTGTATCTTTCAACCGTAGGTATCTTCGGATGGTTGATTGTCAGTATATTATGGAAGGATAGAGCACTCATTATGTTAAATGCAGTGGGTTTAATTATATTAGTGTCAGGATTGTTGAAATCTTTTGTTTAATATATAATGTTTATGAATAAAATACAACAGGCAATGCGAAATAAGGTCAATGAGGCCTTAGGTGAGGTTGAATATCAACTCGACCTCTTCGTGGATAATGGGTATAAGTCTAACTTTAAAATCGACAAGTATCTGAAACAGTTAGAGTTCAAAAAGAAACTGGTTCAGATGATGCGACCTGAGTGGGACGGTCTGATAGACGAAGTATCTTCGGATGACCCAGACTTTGTTGAAGGTTATTCATTCATGACTAAACCACAGAAAAATCGTTTCATCAAGTTTCTTCGAGGATTAGGAGAAGGTTGCGACAAATATATTGCTGACAACGAACTTGCATGGCAACAAGAATCACAAATGAGGCGTATTCGTAATAAAACTAAGAAACGCCACGCCGCTCGTCTTGCAGAGATAGAATCTGGCACAGGATATAAAAAAAGAAAAACCACCTAGACTTATATTCATTGAGTCTGTATAATAATATTAATAGGGGCGAAAGCTCGGGTATGGGACAAAGGGGTCAAGTATCACAAAATCCACAAGCATTTAATCGATTGATGTGTGCGACCCCTCCCGCCAGTATCGGAGTATATTATGGAATTTATTATTAATTTATTTTTATTACCTTGGACATTATTTGGTTGGATAATTAAATATTTGTTTTCAGGTATCGTGTGGGCCACAATATTTGGCATCGCATATTATTTTATTTTTACTAAAGAGTGGGAATATTCTTACAAATTTAGAAACCCTTTTACTCGTGAAAGAAAAAGAGATGTCGATATAGATGATATTGATTGGGAACAAGGCGCATAAATACAACTATGGAACTTTACCTAGTGCATATCGTTTTTATTTGTGTCATGTCGACTGTATCATACCTTTGGGGTGAATGGGATGGCATGAAGAAAGGACAACAGAATGTCATCATTGATTTTCTTGATAGAAAACTTATCACTGAGGAACAGTTAAAGAGAGAATACATCGATTAATTTATTTTAAGGACAATTATGAGTGAAGTGAAAACAGTATTAGGTGTAAATACATCACATGATACATCAGTTGCAGTGATAGAAGACGGCGAAGTCAAACATGTATACGAAGAAGAAAGAAGCCGTAGGTCAAAATGGTGGTCGCCGTCAGACGATGCAGATGGTGAGAATGAAGTTTATGAAAACTTCGGACTACTTTGCATAGACCACAAACAACTACATTCTCCTGACTATCTGGCACTCGCCAGTTTCGATAGGAGAGATTTTCGTATTGAAGTGCATGATAGAGTCTACCGTGACAGATTATTGCAACAGGAGATAATTGACGAGTTTCAGAAACAACAATTATCTCGTGGAAGAATTGACGCCATACAAGAACACTTTGGGCAGTCAGTATTTAAAAAGAGTAGAGTATTAAATGACGAGGACGATATACTCAATGATGCAATCGCAAGACAAGTTTTTGGCGGACAAGAAAAATATGAATATGAATTTCGTAAAGAACATCATTACTTTCATGCTGTGTGTGCCGGTCATCTTAGTCCATATGACGAGTCTATTGTTATTACTTGGGACGGTGGCGGTTTTAATACCCATTTTGAAAACTGGCCAGGCTATCAAGAGATTGAATGTATCTGGCATCACAAAGGTGAAACGATAACACCTATCTGGAAAAGATATTCTAATCATCGTATGACGAATGATATCTCACAAAGAATCTTTGGTGCCTTTGGTGAGAATTGTGTTGAGAACTATGACGAAGAAGAATACGAAATCGATGGTGTCACATCTGTATTTACTTCAATGCCTTCTATGGGTATGAACTTCTCAAACATGTCCTATGCATTAGGGTGTGACGAATTGGGTCGTGCTGCTGGTAAAGTCATGGGCATGGCATCGTATTCTAAGATGCATCCGAATGTCTATTCTAAACATGCAGTCGCACAACAACTCGAACATGATTCATTAGAACACTCATGTGGCATTATTCAAAATGCAATCAATCGTTTACCAGATGTCAAGAACATTGTCCTCTCTGGTGGTTATAGTTTGAATTGCACAAACAACTACAAATATCTACAAAGATTTCCTGACCATCAGTTCTTTGTTGACCCTATACCTCATGATGGTGGCACAGCAGTTGGTGCCGCTTTAGATTATTGGAGAAAAATAAATGCTGATAACTAATATACATAGAGAACTCGATACAGTTCTAGACCTACTCATTAACGAAGAACAAATTGTGGGCATCTTTCAGAATGAGTCTGAATGGGGACCAAGAGCATTAGGGAATCGTTCTATATTATTCGACCCTAGAAATCCAAGGGCAAAGAAAATCGTCAACATTGTAAAGAAGAGAGAGTCATATAGACCTTTCGCTTGCACTGTTATGTTAGAACATGCACATGAATACTTTGAGATGTTGCAATTACCTGAGTCGCCATGGATGTCTTTTGCAATTCAGTGTAAACCAAAAGCACTCAAAGATATTCCTTCACTTGTTCATGCAGACAATACATGTAGAATACAAACAGTGACCGAAGAACAAAACCCAAACTACTATAACCTCATCAAAGGTTTCTATGAGAGAACAGGTGTGCCAATTATATTCAACACATCATTTAATCTTGGTGGTGAAGCAATTGTAGAAACAGTATACGATGCAATCGATACTTGTAATCGTTCTATGATTAATCATCTATACATTCCAGAAGACCAAGAAGTTCACATACCTTATGATGCAGTAAAGGATAAAACAGAATACATACCTAACTAAATAGGAGTATGATAGAACTAACAGACATCGCCATCGCTAAACTGATAGAACGAAATGTCAAGAATGTAAGACTAGGTATTACAGGTGGTGGGTGTGCAGGTTATGAATATATTTTTGCAGAAGATAATGTCAAAGATGAAGATACAGTTTTAGACTATGGCAAATTTAATCTTCTCGTAGATAAAATAAGTCAACCTTATCTACAAGGTATGACACTAGATTATATTAAAGAGGGTCTCAATGAATTCTTTAAATTCAGAAACCCAAATGAGCAATCAGCATGTGGTTGCGGAGTGAGTGTGCAATTTAATGAAAACATCATCAGCAAAGGCTAAAGGAAGAAACCTACAGAAGTGGGTTGTTGAACAATTAGTTGAACACCTAGGTGCCAATCCAGAAGACATCGAATCAAGACCTATGGGTTCATCAGGCGAAGATGTTATCATGGGAGTTCAAACAAGAGAACTCTTCCCATATTCAGTCGAATGTAAGAATCAAGAGAAAGTCAATGTATGGGCCGCATACGAACAGTCAACAGCAAACTGTGGTAAGTATGAACCTGTAGTTGTAATTAAGAAAAATAGAAAGAAACCTTTAGTAGTGGTTGATGCAGAATACTTTGTGAAACTACATCAGGAGAAATAGTATGCTTTATCAATATGAAAATGAACAACCTGTTTTATTTCCTTTTGGCCCACCTGTTTATCTAGATAAGATGGCAGAACCTTTTGTCGCAGAACTCGATGCTCTTATTGAAAAGTTAGGTGGTGTGCCTGAGTTTGATGCAAGTGGTCAACTCGCAGGTCGTATTAAGAAGCAAACACATCTTACTAAACACATATCAAACGATGTAGAAGAATGTATTATTAATCATTGCAATAGATTCTATAATCACATCAATCCAGAAATTAAGTCACAAATGCAAATTCAATCTATATGGTCTAACATACAAGAGGCAAGAGAATACAATCCACCACATTCTCATAGTGGTGATTTTTCTTTTGTGATTTACTGTAGAAATGATTTAGAAAAATATTCTGTTGAAAGATTACAAGATAATGAGTATGATAAAGTTCATACAGGTGTAGAACAGAATACTCAGATGCAGAATTATCCTCTTGCAGGTTTAATTGAATTGCAGTATGGTGAACCTGCATGGTTGAATTGGACACAATTTAGACATGTGCCAAGTAGAGGAGATATTATTATATTTCCTAATTGGTTAAGACATACAGTATATGCACACTATGAGGCGAATCATATTCGTGTCAGTGTCGCTGGTAATGTGAACATAGTAGGTAATAAATAAAACCACTAGACAATAGCATACACAATAGTGTATCATGGACTCATGATATTAATTGATTTCACACAAACAGTCATTGCAGGTCTAATGGCACAACTCAAAAGTAATGACGGAGAGATTAATGAATCAATGCTCAGACATATGATTCTGAACTCGATTCGTAATTATCAGAAACGCTACAGTGCTGACTATGGTCAGATTGTTCTTTGCACCGATGCATCGAACCCATGGCGTAGAGATTACTTTCCTTTATATAAGGCAAACAGAAAGAAATCTAGAGAGGCAGATGATAAAGATTGGCAATTAATCTTTGATACATTACATGAAGTAAAAATGGAAATCAAAGAAAACTTTCCATACAAATACATGTATGTTGAGAATTGTGAGGCAGATGATATCATTGCAGTGTTGACTAAACATGCAACAGAAGATGTCATGATTGTTTCTGGTGATAAAGACTTTCAACAGTTGCAGAAGTATGACTATGTAAAACAATGGTCACCTAATTTAAACAAAGAGATTGATTGTGAAGATGCACAAATCTTTTTAGAAGAACATATACTTAAAGGTGACAAGTCAGACGGCATACCTAACATCTTATCCAACGATGATTGTTTAGATTTAGGCATCAGACAAACACCACTGAGAAAACCTGTATTAGAAAAGTATCTCAGGATTAGTATTGAAAATGACGATAAATACTATAGGAACTATTTAAGAAATCAAACATTGATTGATTTTGAAATGATACCACAAAAAATAGAAGATGCAATTCTTAGTGAATATCAAGATGTTGAACCAGTTAAAGGCAAAGTCTTTGACTATCTTAGACATCACAGACTCAATCAATTACTAGATAACATTGGAGATTTTTCATTATGACAGAAAAGAAAAGAGGAAGAGGCAGACCAAAAGGCGCCCCTAACAAACCTAAAATGGAGTTAATTACCAAAAGGGAAAAACTCTTAAAGAACGCAGATGTATTCGAGATTCTATGTCAGGCAGAACTTGTCGCAAAGGATAACGAAGACAATTGTATAAACGGACTAAGAGTGTTTAATGACACTAATGGTGCAGTAAGACCTGTTTTACAGTGGGCATTTAGTGACAACATTGTTTCTAAATTACCAGATGGCAAAACACCTTACACGCCAAATGATGCACCTGCAAGTGACTTAACAGAGTCAGCACTAAGATTCGAATTCAGAAAGTTTAAATACTTTGTGACCGAAGAAGTGCCACAAACTCGCAGAGAAACAATGTGGATTGAACTCTTAGAAAGCATACCTGCTAAAGAAGCAGAGTTAATGGATTTGGTCAAAGATAAAGTTTGGCCCTTTAAAAACATCACAAAGGAAATCGCACAAAAGGCCTTTCCTGATGTGCAATTTTAGATAAATATTATTGTCGGCAGGGACTATACATAGAAAGAATAGGAAGTTTAGTTTAACTTCGATATGTAAACTTCTGGTCGAGTCCGACTCCATGGAGTAATTTAATTATGGCAGAACAAACATTCGCACAACAACAGGTGACAGAACCCGAACTATCAGAATCGGATAAAATTCGAAAAAGAATTCAAGACTACAAAGCAAGCCTGAATCCACAAACATTACAAATCATTCAGATATTACTAGACTCACAATTGAAGTCTGGTCTACTGAAACCTGCTGACTTAGATGCAGTTGTATTGTTAAGAGATGAAGTCAACAAGGCACAAATCGAATACAACACACAAGTTCAAAACGCTCAGAAAAGATTACAAGACTTGGCAGAAACAGAAATGGCAGAAAAGGTTGCCGCTCAAGAAGCACAAGTTCAATCAATTGTTGATTCTAGAGATGCAGAAAGAGCTCGTAGAAAGGCAGTCGAAGATAGAATGGCACAAATGGAAGCCGTTCTTGCATCGCATGGTATCTCAATGGACTTAAATCAAGATGGTGTTGTAGGTCTTAAAGAGGGTCAAGTTGCAAGTCAACTTACTGCCGAAGAACAAGCACAAGTCGATAATATCGTTCAAGTAGAAAAAGATAATATCGCACAAATGGAACCTAAACCTAAATCTCGTGCATTTGCCATGGCAAGAGCAATGAATCCAGAACCAACAGTTGAAGAAGAACCAATCATGCCACCACCTGACCCTATGGAGAGTTGGGAGACACCTGCTGTCAGTGATGAACAAATGGCAGAGGCAAACAAACTTGCAGATGAACTTGATGAGTTCGAAGACAAAGTAGAATCAACTAAGAAGTCATTCAAAGAATGGGAAGAAGAGAACGGTCACCCAACAAATGATGACCTACATGCAATGGCAGAAGGATTAGATGAATTCAAACCAAGTGGCACAACTACAGAATCATTCTTAGATGAAGTAGAGAGAGTTAATGAAGTTGCAGAGGCAGATGAATTACTTGAAGATACTCCGCCACCACCATCAGCACCTGTAGTGTCTGCTGGTCAAGTCAATGATGAACAAGCAGAAGAACTCTCAGAAGAGAATCCTGAATTCGTTTTATCAAGAGATTCAGTTAAGATGATTGATGAGTTACCAGAAGAGGAAGAAGAGTATGAAGAGATTACTATTCCTTCTGAGTCAGAATTAAAGTCTATGACTAAGGCAAACATCAAATCAGAAGCAGATAAGTTGGGGTTTGATGTTCCAACATCTCTAACTAAAACAGCAATGATTGAAACTTTCAAAACGCAGACTGATGAATTCATACAGAGTCTACAAGATTCTGGTGAGTTCGTGTCTGCTTCAGACAGTAGTGACGATGATGAATCCAAAGACGATATCAAAGACGGAGGCTACTTTTAGTAGTTCCGTATCTATAATAGATAAATCACAACTTAGTTCCCAATACGAAGATATCTCAGAATCAGGATATCTTCGTGTTGACATGGCGCCAGAACATTCAACAATTCTAGGCACACGATACGAACAACCATACAACATTCTTAATATCTACAAAACAGAGAGTGGTTTCAATGTCACACTCGAACCTGTAGAGAATGAAACACCACTTACATACAGTGCAATCTATTGGCGTAAGTTAAATCAGAACCCAAAGAACAACGATTGGGATTTTGATGCAGATGGTCAATTCTTTTTAGTTCCGAATCAAATTTTCTCCCCAGGCGAAATAGAAATGACTTCGGTAGAACAAAATGAAGATTATCCTAGACACCTGGCTTGCATATATAAATAATGGCTATATGGTATTTAAACTTATTACAGGAGAATGAAATGTATACAGATGTATTAAAAGAAGATAAGAGCCTTTACAACGAGTCTGATACACCTCAGAGTGAACAGAAGAACAAAGGTTGGTATTGGTGCCATATGACTAAACAGTTCTATCGTTGGGACAATTTACCGAAGGAGAAATAATGGCAGAAATAGAGTATAATGATTTTGGTTTTACTGCTATGGATGCCGATGAACTTGCATCGGTTGATACCAAAATCGTAGAAAAAACTACAACAGCAACAGAAGTTATAGACAAACTTGATAACTTCATTCGACCTCTTTTAGAGAATCTTGCTAAAGATTCAGATAAAGATTACATCTACTGGCCGAATAGGGCAGACATCTTACACAAAAAACTAAAAGAGTTAGATTCCATTCAGGAAAATATTTCGTAAAAACACTTGATTATGACCTTAACTTTTTGATACTATAGTATCTTATTAATTAAGGAGAATGAAAGTGAACAGTAAATATTCATACTATGATGATTCACCGCAGGTGAAACAACTCGTAAAACTAGGTCGTGACTTGATTGGTCTTTGCGAGGAAAACAAATTATATCCAAAAGATGATGCATTATGGAACGCCGCCGTGACAGCAGGCAATAAGTTAGTCACAGCGGGAACACCATGGGCAAGATTTAAAGACATTAGTAGTCTTTCAGATATAGAAAAGAAAGCAGTTCTAGGTTATCTTGACTCAAAGGGTTGACAATAGGGCTGCTTTTTTTGTAGGATATACCTATGATGAAATTTATTTTAAAACATGGGCTTCTAGATAGTGACTTCGTTTTGCCAATTCTAGGAGTATTTTTATTAATCACCTTAGGAGAATACAAACAATGAATAAAGAGACCTTAAAAAATGCAACCGCATTAGCAAACGCTTGTGAGAAACTTTGTAAAGATATAACAAAGGGTTTGAACAATGCATATCCCCATACCAAAGAAGATGGCACTTACCACGATTATTCTATCGGTAAAAAATACATCAAGATTTTTGAGTGTAGAGAGGGCGACCCTAGAAGTGTTTGGGGTTTTATCAATGTTGCTAATCCAAAGTTTGCAGTTGGTGATGTGTTGAAGGCAGCAGGTTGGGCTGCTCCTGCTTTGAACAAACCAAGAGGTAACATTCTCGAAGGTTATGAGATTGGTGTCGCACACAAGACACACAGAATTTTTGGTCCAGATTATTTAATATGATAAGATTTCTAAAGTTTACAGTGAAGGCTATATTGTTATTTCTACTTGCAATGATAATGTGGCCACTTTTAATTTATATTTTACTATAGGAGTATATTATGGCACAGACTATACAATTTATACCTTGCACTGATGGTGGTGCAGGAACTTCGAAACAAAGTTTTCTCTTTGCTTCGACTAATGATTTGAAAACGATGTTTGGCGACCCATGGTTCGAAGGCATCGGTGACAAGATATCAACCGATTTCTGTATTGACTATCAAGTCAGTGACGAGAATGGTGATTCAAAGTATGGAACATTTACTTTGTATGACTGGCATTTCGCAAGAAATCTAAACGATGATTATGCTGAAACACAATGGAACATTGGCGGCAAATCATACGATGATGCTTGTGCAGCCGATTTGGCGCTCAAGATTTTTAAAGAAACAAATGATAGTTTAGTGTTTGCTAAACTACACAATGTTCCAGAAGACGAGGAGTTCTTTTTATGAGTAATCGTTATAAGATACTTGCAGAGGCAAGTGGCGGTAAACTTACCGAAGAAGATGTTTACAATTTAGAAAAATATGGTGCGAAACACCCTAGTGAATTTGCACCTGACCCAGCAGATGAACCTGCACCAGGTTATTGTGTTTGTGGCACAAAAGATTGTGCTACAGAATATTCATGTGTCACTAGCGGGTATTAATATGCAACATAAACATACAGAGAAAGATGCCTTTAGGGCATTTCTATACGGCATGGGCTTTGGTGCCTTTTTGATGTTCATAATGATGTTACCTTCAAAGGTTCAGGCATTTGATGAGAACGGTGAGGCAGTTTGTCTTGCAAAGAATATTTACTTCGAGGCAGGTAATCAACCACTCGCAGGTAAAGTTGCAGTTGCACAAGTTGTATTCAATCGTATGGAACATGCATCATATCCAGATAATGTTTGTGGTGTAGTCTATCAGGCAAAGATGAGAGAGAACTGGAAAGGCAACATGGTACCAATCAGGCATCAATGTCAGTTCAGTTGGTATTGTGATGGTCTATCAGACGAACCACTAGACACTGATACATTCTTTGAATCGTATCTAATCGCACAAGATGTAATCATGGGTAAGTATCCAGATATTACAGAGGGTGCAACTCATTATCATTCAATTATGGTTGAACCATATTGGGCAGAAACACTGAACGAAACAGTTCAGATAACAGACCACATTTTTTATAAGTAGGTGAATTTATGTATGACAATGTAGAGAACTTTAGGCAGTATTTGAAGGACACTAACTATTATGATAGTGGTGTTCAGCACATCTATAAGTTTCCAAATAACTATGGTGCATCAGTAATCAAAACAGATTACAGTTATGGTGGCAAGAATGGACTTTGGGAACTTGCAGTGTATGATTTCTCTATTGACAAAACAGGAGAAATAACTTACCATACTCCTATAACACAAGATGTCATTGGTCATCTTGCATGGAAAAATGTAGAAGAGATTCTACAAGAAATTAAAGAGTTATGAATATATTTTATTTGCACAAAGAACCAGAAGTATCAGCACAACTGCATTGCGACAAACATGTGGTCAAGATGATTATCGAATATGCTCAGATGCTATCAACTGCACATCGTATGGTTGACGGCGAACAGTATTATGGCTTGTCTAAGAACGGCAGGCGTATCGCAAGATGGCGACACCCTAACTCTAATCTAGAGAATGTTCTATACAAGGCATCGCATATCAATCACCCTAGTGCTGTATGGGTTCGTGAAAATGCAATACAGTATCAATACATGTATGATATGTTTACTGCATTGTGCGATGAGTATACCTATCGTTATGGCAGAGTTCATATGACTGATGAGAAACTCAGAGATGTTCTAAACCATATACCAGACAAGATGCCTTTGGGTGATTGGCGAGAACCACCACAGGCAATGCCTGATGATGTCAAGTCAGAAAGTAGTCTTGATGCATATCATAAATACTACAAACACTACAAGAAGGACTTTGCGAAGTGGACTAACAGAGATGTTCCACAATTTATGTTATGAGAGTATTAGTAGAAAGTTATGGCGATGTAAGAATCTTTTCTGAAAGACCTTATGGTTATAAAAGATACATCGTAGAGTGGCCAACTCACACACAATTGTATAGTGGTCTTTGGTATTCAGAAGACAAGGTTAGAAAACTTGTTGAAAAGAAAATACAGGAGAACCCTATATAATGCCTGCATACGATTTCGAAAACTTGGAGACTGGTTGCATAGAAGAGCGAATCATGTCTTACACCAAACTAGAACAATTCAAAAAAGATAATCCACATCTAAGACAAGTGATACTAAGCGCACCTACTACAGTTGGTGGTGTTGGCGACAGAGTAAAAACAGATGATGGTTTCAAAGAAGTATTATCTAAGATAGGTGATGCACACCCAGGTTCAGAAGTTCATGCAAGACATGGCAGTAAAGATATCAAACGAGAAAAATCAGTAGCGACAATTAAGAAACATGCCGCTATACAATCGAGAAAAAAATGACACAAGTGAAAACACAATTACTAGAACTACATGAGCTCGAGAACATCGACCTAAAGACCATAACAGAAGATGGCAAAAGATTCTACACTGATACGAAAACAGAGTCGATAAGATATCCGAGTGTCACCACAGTCACAGGTTTACTCAGTAAAGAACATATTAAATTATGGAGGGCGAGAGTCGGTGAAGAGAAGGCAAACAAAATCACCAAACAAGCAACAACAAGAGGAACAAAGTTTCACGAACATGTTGAAGACTATCTCAGAAAAGAAAAAGACTACATCGAGTTTGACAACATTCTTCAAGAGGGAATGTTCAAGGCAGTTCAACCTGTTCTTGACGAAATCATCCCAATTGCCCTTGAAGCTCCGTTATACTCTAATGCATTACGAATGGCTGGTCGTGTCGATTGTGTTGGTCTATTTGACAATTCTCTTTCGATAATAGATTTCAAATCATCTTCTAAACCAAAAGAAGAATACATGGCGAAACAGTGGTATCTTCAAATGACTGCATATGCAATCATGGTCGAAGAACTTACAGGCAAACCAATAGAAGAGATTACTGCAATCGTAGGTATTGAAGGCATGAATACATTTCAAATCTTTACATCAACACCAGAACAACATGTAGAAGAACTGTTTCAATTAAGAAAACAATACGAAAATTTATACGGCGTATGATAAACATTTACCACAATGAAGTTCATAGAATATCAGTAGTTCATGACTTCATAACAGAAGACGAGTGTGAAGAGATACTCGCTTACTCGTGGCAAAACTTACAACCTGCAAATGTTATCAGCAGTGACGGTAAAGGAATGAAACATGAAGGCAGAACAGGTTCAAATACCTGGTTGCCTCATGACACAACTCCGACTATACTAGGAGTTGCAGAAAGAATTTCACAAATGGTTCGTATGCCTTTAGAAAATGCAGAACCATTTCAGATTGTTCATTACAAAGAGGGACAACACTACGATTATCATTACGATAGTTTCGATGAAAGTGACTCAGAACATTATGAAGGATATGTGAAGACAGGTGGTCAACGATTGTTGACTGTTTTAGGATATCTACGAGATGTTCCTAGAGGTGGTGAAACAGGATTCAATAGATTGGGTCTAAATGTTCAACCAAAACGAGGTTCAATCATCGTGTGGTATAATTGTAAACCAGAAACGAATGAAAGAGATGAATGGTCTCAACATGCAGGTTTGCCTGTATTAGACGGCGAGAAGTATGCTTTCAATCTTTGGTTTCGTGAGGAGAAATTTAGTAATGATAACTAGAAAAGAATTTACAGAACAAGTAGAGAAACTACTTATCGGTAATAAAACGGACATCATGAGTGCAATACTCAAAGTATGTGAATTAAATAATGTAGAACCAGAAGGTGCGAAAAGACTTCTATCTAATCCGTTGAAAGAAAAGTTGACTGCTGAGGCAGAGAAACTTAAACTTATCAACAGAGAGAAAGCAAGTCGTGGGTCACTCGAAAGTTTTATCTCATAAGGAGAGATTATGAAGAAAGGTGATATAGTATCAGTAGTATGTATGAGTGGCGAATATATCGGCGAACTCGTAGATAACAAAGACGGTATTGAACTTGGCAATCCTAAGATGATTGTTCAGGCGCCAGATGGCGGTATGGGTTTTGCAAAAGGTGTGGCAGTAACCGGCACAATTAACCCTAGTTCAATGTTCATTCAAAATTATGTATTCGTTTGTGAAACAAATGAACAAGTGGCAGAAGCATATAGAACTGCCTTATCAGGTATTGAGGTACCTAAAAAGAAAAAGATTATAGTGAATCAGTAATGTCGAGTAGAGAAGGCTTCGATAGTTACCAATTGTATCTTGCAATCAAGTTGCATTTCAATTCTAAAGACTATGACTTTGTTCAATACAATGGCAAAGTCAAGGCAGACTTAAATGCATTTATGAAAAGAAAAGACAAGTATCATTTTGGTAAACTATCAAGACTCTACAAAGATGAATTACAAGATTTCTATGTAGCAAATCTATCTCAAAAAGATATGTGGGTTGGCGACCTGTTAGAGAACGAGGCGAAGAAGACATATATTGAATGGAAGAAACGAAGACAATCTTTGTTATACATATTCGAGAATGAGATAATCAATATGCTAAAGAAGAAGAACATACGAGAGGTTCTTACAGTATACAGTGGTCAACACCCATTTCTACTTAAACAGTATATGGGTAAGAATGTATCGATTGAAACGATGTGTATACTAGATGAGATTACAAACTACAGTGGTCGTTGGAATGAATTGATTACTGAAACGATAATCTATCCTGATGTATGGACTAGAATACAAAAGTATAAAACATTCGTAAATTTTGACCACAAGAAATTCAAAGATAAGTTAATGCAAATATGCTACACATAGTAGGAAACGGACCAAGTAGAAAACAATTTGATTTAGACCAACTAGATAGATGGTGGGGATGTAATCTTATTTACACTGAATCAACTCCTGAGATTCTTTGGGCTATGGACATAACTCTTCAAGTAGATTTATTTTCTAATGTTGAATACTATACAAGAAACAAAATTGCAGTCGGTTATTGGGAACCAATAGATGTCGGATATCTACATTCTATGAAGTTGGGATTAGAGTATAGTGAAGATGTTATTAATGACCATGTCGACAAAGAAAAACACGACCAGTTTGTTGTTATGGGGAATCATAATGGTACCGAACTGGTTGGATATAGCTCTGTTCATCAAGATAACATAGTTATATATAATTTTCCATTGCTCAAGAATCTATTTACAGGAATGGCTGCTTTAGGTTATGCAATGCAAACAGGTGTAGAAGAAATTACACTACTAGGTTTTGATGCATTACAGTATGGTGATGTGTCGAATGTATATGAAGGTAGAGAGTTCTATCACACTAAATATACACATGAAGACAAAGTATTAGATATACAGCGTCTTCAATTTATTGCACTCTTAAAACACTTTAAGGATACTAAGGTTTATTTTAAAAACTCCCTAGACGAATTAGAGTTGGTAGAGTATAATAAACTAAGTTATTATGAGAATAGTGACGAGTGGGTTCTTGGAGAAACTTCTCTAAGTCCCTTTTAATAAAATGCTAATACGATGCGATATAATTGTTATACAATAGGAGAATACAATGACAACATCTTTAGATAAGCTTAGACAGGCAATGGAGTCTGCATCACC